CAAGCAAGCGTTCCCCATCTGCAAGGTCCCGGGAGTTCCACCCGGGCCTTATTAATGCAGATATCTACCTCACGGTAGCCTCCTCAACTGATGCGACTAAGCAATCAGTTGGCTCTGTGCTACTCCGGATCTACGATCCACGGAGTCCACGCAGTGCTCTCACTATAGGAACCCTCTACACCTGAGACTTTCAGGGTAGGGTAACTCGCGATCTCAAAGCGAGTGGGTACCTTATTGTCGACATAGAATGGGATTACCATCGAACGGAGTGTATCATTTGACACACCTCGGCTCTTTGGGCCCACCTCTATAGCCATCAATGGCTCTTCCCGTGAGGGATAAGACCAATGGTCGCCAGTATCGTAAGACAATCTGCTATTGCAGGTGCCCTCCTTTACCGAAAACCAATGGATTAGAGCTCCAGCCTCAGGCCTAGACGAATTCCGTGTTTTACGGATAAGTCTGGCTCGAGGACGATGTCCCGTGACGAGGCTATCGATCCGTTCAGGATCAACGCCTCCCCATAGGGACTCTGGAATCGCTTTAGCCCATTTCTTATGAAAAGAAAGGACGTCTTGATTTAAGATTAAACCAAAACCTCTACCATCCCAAGAAAGGAGACGGTTAAGTAAGCGGATGATGTCGGTCTTTGTTTTGACCGGCTCCCGTATATAAAACGGGGTGACATCCCATTGGTGATCATAGTGTTTACCACAACTCTCTCGAAACGAACCAGTCCAGTTCGACTTTTTGGAATTAACCTTAAAGCCAAACCACCCAAAAATTTGGGCTAAGAACGGGGCTGTCTTTTGAGAGCATATGATATCGTCACCATAAACACTTATGCGGCCCTTTGTGCCAAGCTTTCGAGCTACTGCGCGCGTTAGCGCCCAGAATATTAAGCTCTCAAGTTCAAAAGTGAACCCATTCCCCATCGATGAAAACATCTCAAGGGTATGGATACTGCCATCAGGCAGGTTCACCGTTTTGACACGAAGGTCATCAAGCAACGAATACCACTCAAAAGGTAACAGTTCGAAAACGAGCTGTCGAGTGATAGAGTCGCTTGCAGCAGAAAGATCAATCGTCGCGAGGCCGTCCGCAAGTGCGGATTGGGCTAAGCGTTGATTAACAGTTTGGTCTCTAAGATCGATTCCAAACTTCAGCAAGTTATCCCGAATATGGGTACCTACTGCTCTCTGCAAGAACATATTAATCTCGGGCTCTTTACAAGCCACGCGATCTATGTCCGCATTTTTAGGGACAGTGAAGAGCACACTCTCCTCCTGCAATTCCACCGTCTGATCCTCAAGTATCGTATTACTCGATACACGAGACCAGTGGGGTAGGGCTGCCGAAGAAACGTGTGCAATGCCAGAACACTTTAAAGCTGCAGCAAAAATGCTGCGCTTAACTCTGGTTGACGCGCCGTTAGAGTGACGGGAATTGACCAAGATGGCCGATCCCTTAAACTCACCTAAGACTTTGGCCACATCATTGCGAGCGTGAAATAGAATATCATCGCTCGTAATTCCGTAGCCAAAATATGTGTCTCCAAGTTGGATACGCATATTCGCACTAGAGTTGTGTCTTTCGATCCCAAGCCACTTTGATAGGGCGGCTTCGAAACGCATATCAGCAGGGGTAGTAGATGTGTCGCAGTACTTCGAGAGAAGTTCCGCT